ACCAGCGTTTGCTATGAGCGATGGTGAGCTGAACTTCTGTAAAGCCATGAAAGATCCCATGCAATGCGTCAACCAGTTTCTTACTGCTGAACATAAAGCGAAGCGCGAAATGGAATATCTGCAACAATACCTTCCGCAGACAGACAACCAAATGGCCATTGCTGAAGAACAGACTCGAGGCATGGCGTTGTTCGGTGCAGGGAATGCCATGATAAACGGCATCAACCAGGGCTTTCGTCCGATGCCTACTCCTCCACCTATGGTATTCCAACCTATGGCCATGCCGTTCCCTAATGCTGGCAGATAACTAATACTCATAGGGATTGGTTGGCGTTGTTTCCCAATCAATCCCTGCGGTATTAGGCTTATTCCGATTCATCAGATTGTTGAACATACTGTAGTTCAGCCCCGCTCCAATGGCCCCAGTTGCCGCATTCCCAATTCCAGTAGCCATATTTGCGTAAGCGTTCCCTTGGCCTATCAGCCCTTGCGCTGCGGCATTACCAGCCCCAACCTGTAGATTGGAGACACCTTGAGCGGTTCCGGTGATAGCCCCTGCTCCTTGCGCGGCTGCATTGGCTCCGATCCCAAACATTCCAGACATTCTGGAGAACTGCCGTTCATCCTCAGCAACCATGCGAGCGTACTGACGTTCAGTTTCACCCGCTCCCAGTTCAATCAATCCCCTACGCTTCTCTTCCGCTTCAAAGCCTGAGCCACTCAACCCTCGAGCGGCAAAATGCCGGTCCATTGTTCGGCCTAGCAACTCAGCCTGGAACTTATACCAAGGCGATTCTTCCATTGGCTGTTTTGCCTGTGCCTGCCTCGTCCCCTGCATCTGCTGCGCCTGACTTAATTGCAGTTCAGACTGTCTGTTAAAGGTTGCTAGCTTAGATTCAGCCTCACGAATTTTGGTCTGAATCGTGTTGAGTTCAGCATGGAATGAGTCACGCCGCCGCTCGCTCGCATTCTTGCCGGTAAAGGTTTGGTATGTGTCCCACTGAGGAATCGAAGATTTCAGACGGGCTATTTCACCCTCCAAAGCTATCCGCTGGCTATCGGTTGAGTTCTTCAACTGCTCAGGTGAGTACAGCGCATTGGTCATGGCGTACCCAGCAGTCAGGCCGAAATTCCTATAGGGGTCTAGGTACGATAAGGCATCGCGCCCCGCAGTCTGAGTGGTCTGGATGCCAAGCCTAGCCGCATCTTCCTGCGCCGCCGCTGCATCCTTGGCCGCCCCACTTTGCAGGAGACCGCCCGTCACAGACGCTCCCGCTCCGACAACCGCTGCTGCTGCTATTCCCCAAGGCATCTTAGACCTCCATCGCTGCGACTGCGCTAGCCGTATGATGGACACAGACTAGGCGCGTGTCGGCGGCCAACGCTATGAAATGATGCTGACGGTTCGCTTTGATTTCTACGGCCTGTCCCGCTCGATAGTCACCAGCCCATTCACCATCTATAAATAGCTGCGCTACTCCAGAAGCTACTAGCGTGGCATGGTCATAAGGGTGAACATGCTGCGGTATCATTACCCCTTCGGGTAGCAACACAGACCGGAAATATAGCCCTGCTACATCTTCCTGAATCGTCTCAACTAACTCTTCCATACTTCTCCGTTCGTATGCAGACAATGAGAGTGATTCTGTCTCGCACGCTGTTATTCTCTACCCAGTGCAGCTTCCGGTTATCGAACAGCCACACCTCACCTTCCTTCGGCTCTAGTCCTTCCTTCACGCCATCATGCTCGCACCAGAAGGTAGCCCCTGGATCGTTCTGAATGCAGACATAGAACTTGTCGTAGTATTGAACATGCCAGCCGTCATCGGTATGCGGGGCGATGCCATGACCAGGAGGAATGCGGGTAATGAGCACCCCGCCGAGCATCTCCCCTTCAGTTGCGGCCATCAGGTCCATCACAATAGGCTTGAGCGATGGAAGGACTGTCCAGGCTGGATACCAGACCGGCACATGAGCATCATTGAAAGTGCGGTAGTCGCCGCTCTCCTCATATTTCTTCACATCGTTGTAGCGCACCCATATATCCGACATGCCGCTATGGGGTGTGTTCGGTGCGGTCTTTCGAATTGTATGCTGGTCCCACAGTTCAGGGTGTGCCTCTAACTGGTTCTTCACCCGCCACACGTTGGCACCATCACCGATCTTTTGGAAATGCACCATTAGAAGTTAGCTCCACCATCAATGCGAAAGCGTTGAGCACCAGCGTAGATAATGACGTTCCGATCCCCCGCCCCTGCATCCTCAATCAACACTGAGCCGTTCATATCGCTGGAAGCGGCCGGCAAGCTGGCCGTAGCCACAACCCGAGTCCCTAACGTGGCTGCTATAGCATCGCCTCCAGCAGAGGCAGACCAGGCTCCATACTTGGCTATCATCAACTCATTGCCTGAGGTATCAATGATGTAGTCACGGTCCTCAACGGCGTTCAGGATTTCCGTATTCGTGTTGCCACTCTTCCTGACACTCACGCTCCATACCGTATTAGAACTGGCTTTATACGCAACCACTGGAGAGCCGCTCACAATGGTAGCTCCCTCAAGCACCAACGTAGACTTGCGAGCACCAGCCCCACCGTCATAGCCGCCCAACTGAATCGAACCAGTCTGCAAGGTGGTCTGCTCAATCAAGTAATGCCCCGGCTGGAAGCACTGTGCTACCCAGTTCGATGGAGAAGAGGGATAGTTGGTAATGCAACTCCTCACGCTGACGCTGGTGACATAGGCGCTATTATCTGTGGCTGTCCCTGAGCCTGAGCGGAAGAATTGACCATCCCCAGTGTTCTCGGTATAGCCGCTAGAAATGTCGTACATGCCAGGAACTTGGAAATCGAACTCCCGATCATTCTCGGAATAGGAGAAGCCCCATACGGTCAGCTTGATTTGCGTCCCTTCGTTATCACCAGCCACCACAACCACATCACCACAGTTAGTAGCCTGGTGTGCCATTAAGCGAATGTTGGTGGTAAACGAGGTGCCGCTTGCTGGTCCCTGAACCAAGACGCCGGTTGTCGCGTTGCTCGTCTCAAGGTTAATAAACAGGATTTCTGACGCAGCTTTGTTGTCGGTATCGCCAATCTGAATATCAGTCGTAAACCCAGTGACGAACGTATTAATGTAGGTCGCTGGGCCATGGTTAGAGCCTACGGTGACTGAGGTGAGGAAGAGGCCTATGGCCCCAGTCCCGCCGTCCACCATCCTGATATTCTCAAACCGATACCGCGTATTGTTCTTAATGGTGAAAGCCGTTCCACCTGTGCCGGTATAGTTCAGAATCGTGCCGCTAGAGCCCGCCCCACCGAGACCAATGAAGCTCACATGGACTTGTCCAGAGGTTGGGGCCAGCGTTAAGGCGGTATGGTTGTAGGTCTTGCCAAGAAACTTAATCGTGGCAGATCCAAGCGTCACCGCATGGTCTAACGCCGCCTGAATCGCGCTGGTTGCATCACCGTCAACAGGCTCAACGACAATCTCAGTCTGGTTCAAATACCTGTGCAACTCATCCAGGTAGTCCAGCATCTCATCGGCGTCAGCCGTCCGTGGTGGTCTAGCGACTGGCATTACTCAACGTTCTCCTGAGCATCCACCAAGACAAACTCACATGCGTCTGTATGACAAATCTCGTACTGCCTGAACTTGTAGGCACCGAGCTTGTGAGTACGGGCTTCCAGGTAGTGGTCTCCGACTTGGCCTAGCCGCAGCTGTCGCTCATTACTCCATGCCCCGTTATGGTTCCTCCAGCGAAGCGTAATTACTGGGTCCGATACATCGCTATTCCCCTGGCCGCGCTTGAAGCGAAAGACAATCTCAGAGGATTTCTTCTCGTTGTAGGTGCCATGACTGATGAAGCCGGTACGCCTGAGCGTCCTGATCGGGTTCCCGTCATCGGTGTAGCAGTCGGTTTTGATCTTATAAATACGGCCGTCTTGTCTGTCGCCTACTAGATGGAAGTTCCATCCTTTGGCGTAACAATAGGAATGGCCCCTAAAGGCTTCATACTCAGCAGAGGCAGTATTCCAATAGCCCCACTGTGCCCACCCACCCGTTTGGTAGTTATAGGCGAGCGTGGTCTTACCAACTGGAAAACTCGTCACGTACAGCGGGAATCCAGCCACCTCAATGTTATCGCTAAACGCATCAGAGACTTCTGAAAACCCCTGAATGACTTTATGGTAGGGAAAGCTGACATGCGTAGGGGTACGGGAATCCAGCTTCACGAACCGCCGCTTGTTATCTAGCCACATCCAGTTATTTCCGACTTGCCTGAATGTCTGCGTGGCTGAACAGCCAGTAGGAATCAAACCATTCACACGCCGCACGAACGGCGTCACACCGTCGCTGTACCAAATCTCAACGGACTCCCTGCCGACAAGCATGAGTTCAGACCAACCCTCGTAAATCCCAATCATGTCATCCATGCGGCCGGCCTTGCGAAAGGTGTCAGTGGATGTCCATGAAGTCATATCGGTAGGGTCTGAGAACTGGGCGTCTCTACCGCCAGAGGTCGCAATCAAGTAGCCATCCAGAGCGGCAAGGTGAGTCACCGCTGTAGGGGCTTGGGCATCACCGATTGTGGTGGTACTGTTTACGGCAAGGCTGATCGCCGTTTTGGAAATATGGCTCCCATTCGCTGTGTAGATATAGCTGCGGTCAGTCGCAAACGACATTCTGTTTGGACCAGCACCAACACTAATTTGACTGACCTGCGTAGCTACCCCGTTAAAATCATGTTTCCACAGAACCCCATCACTATTGGTTGAGAGCACCACATTATTCACTTCATCCCAATAGAGGCCAGTTACTTGTGGCCTGTCCTCCGCATCTGTGTCACCGTAGTCAACATTCCAATCCTCAAGCCCTGGCCGCTTCACCGTATGGCCTAGCTCGTTCACATAGCCGTCAATGAGGGCAGCAGACACACCGTCTAACTCCACTTCATCCACGTTCGCGTATGGGTCTCCCGTTAAGGGGAGTTCTTTCCAGGCCATTAGTAATAGAGAACCTTGTTATGAATGCTGGTGGTCTGTGCCTGCACTGATCTGAATACCTTTTCATGCGACTCGTTTCTGAGGCTACGAAGCAAGTTCACACGCTCTATAGGGGTGTTATGCCCTGCCGCTAACTCAATGGCGAGTTGCTTCTGAAGGAACAGCGACCAGCCTTGCGGCATGTCTGGGTTATCGGCCGCAGCATCGAAGTCATAGAGTGGCCGCTTCAACTGAAGGCGTACTAACTCAGGGGCTACGTAGCTGGTGCCGGTGGCCCATGCGGAAGGACTGGACCCGCCTGACTCCCAGTAAAGGAGATAGTTGGCTCCCGTGATCGGCTTATTCTCAGAGGCTGCCGTATGCGCCCGAATGCACTTCCAAGCCGCAGCATCAGTACCCGTCACGACTGACTGGGTATTGACGCTCGAGAGCATCGGCACCACATAGAGCGACTTGCTAGAAACTGTGGTGTTCTCCGTCAGGTAGACAAAACGCGGGTCTCCTGTTTCCGTCTTATTCTCAATCTGCTCGTACTGCTCAGTCGTCAGCACATCCAACGGTTCATCATTGCCCGAGGTGTTCCGGTAGCTGGCACTCACAATGCTCAAGGCGCTGCTGGAGAGCCCGTTGCTGGTGGTATAGACGAAGGTGTTAGCCACAAGGGTAATGCTGCTGAGACTAATGGCCCACAGGTGTTTGCCGGCCAAATCATGCTCACGGATGATGAGGTTCAGCTTTTTAATCCCAGTATTCAGCAAGTCGGCTGACAGCGTTTCCCCTTCGGCCAATACCCCTAGATCCTTATAGGCGAGGTCAATTAGCTCGTTTCGACTGACGTTGAAGTTATTAGTAGGCATTAGAGGCTTGCCACCTTCGCTTTACAGGCTGCAATGGCGCTCTCAATACCGGCGAGTTTGGAAGCCCGCTTCTTTAGTTCCTCATCAGCTTCACGAATCGCCGAATTCTTTGCTGCGGCAAGTTCGGCAATGGCGTTCAGTTTGTCCCGGCTAATCGCCACTAATTCACCGCGCACCTTCTCGCATTCTTGCTTCAATTCCCGCAGCGGTTGCACCGCCTTCTCAAGCTGTGCTAATTCCTCGTCGCAGGCTTTCCTGGCAAGTGCAATCTTCTCCCTACAGCCCATCTCCACCAAGACCAACTGTTCATTAAGTTCCTTGATGGCCGATTCCTTGGCCTTCTGCTCAGAACGAAGGCGCTCAACCGTCTTGCTCATCTGCTCTACGACAAT